CCTGCATTTTCAAATGGCATTTCACGAGGTTTTCCGAAGCAACTATTTAAGCTTTGGCCTGGTACTCTATAACGTGGATTGTGTTTGAGAAAGTCTCTTAGTTCAGCAAGTTCCGCTTTGCGAACTTTTTGTCTATACTTTGCGTGGCAACTTGCGGCGGCATTCCAGTCTGCGGTATTTTCCACACACCATTTAGCCATTTTGTTTGATTCACTTGCTAATAGTACGCTTGGCAGAAAACATAAAATCATCATAACGACTTTCATATTTCAAATCCTCTTATTGTTTTATTAATAAAATACATTTGTCTAATTGTTTCTGCAAAATTTTCAAGCTTTAACATATTAGGTCCATCTGAAGGAGCATTATCTGGATCAGCATGAACTTCTAAAAAGAAGTTAGTAACACCCATAGCAGCGGCAGCTCGGCTAAGAGGGCCAACATAATCCCTATTACCACCAGAACTGTCACCTTGTCCTCCTGGCTTCTGGACTGAGTGTGTGACGTCAAATACCACAGGAACACCAGCATTGTCAAGCATATACTGGATGCCAGTAAAGTCAGTAACAAGTGTATTGTAACCAAAGCTAGTACCTCTCTCTGTTATCCAAACTTCTTTTGCACCTTCTGTTTTGCTTAGAATGCCTTTCACATCCCACGGTGCAAGGAACTGGCCTTTCTTAATATTAACAATACAATTTGTTTTACAAGCAGCTTGTATCAAATCTGTTTGACGACATAGAAACGCAGGAATTTGTATAACATTTACTACGCCTTTACAGCGATTAATTTCTCCAACTGTGTGGCAATCAGTTAATATTTTAAAACCTTCGTCTCTAATCTTTTGAAAGTCTGGTAGCGTGTCATTAATTCCAAGTCCGCGTTTTCCATCGATATGAGTACGATTAGCTTTGTCGTAACTAGCTTTAAAAAAATATTCAAAACCATATAAGTCACATACCCGTTTACATTCTTTAGCAATTTCTAATGATTGCTCTAATGATTCGTGTTGACATGGGCCTGCTATAATTCTTATCATTCTTTAAAACCAGTATAATTGCGATCAATAGGAATAGACTCTCGATTATCGGCGGTAAGTTCTGCAATACGCTTATAGGCGTTTTGAACTTGTTGTTGTAGTTGATAAACATTATTCTCTAACATAGTTACTTTATTTTCTAATTCGCGAATAAGTTTATCTCTACGATCGTCCATTATAATGTTCCTTCTTCTCTCATTTTTTTACGAATCTTAGTAGCAGAAATATTATGAATTTCTTCCCCAAGATCATGCTGTGTGAAAGTGTATCCAACACCACGGCCATAACTAATGTCTACAATATTTGGTACTTGCATTATAACATATTCTTTACCTTCTGTAAACCCCTCTTTTTCAAGACCTAAAACAATATTTTGTCTTACTTGATTCCATTTAAAAGGATTATCATTTTGATTTTCTGTTCTACCTCCACCAGCATCATCACCAATAATGCCACCGACATCTCGGACCATAATCACAACTTGTCCGGTTTCAGCTAAAGCTTTTTTAAATAGTGCAGAGTGGCCGTCGTGCCAAGGCTGCCAGCGACCAAGCATTTGTGTAGTGGGCTTTTTATAATCAAACATTATATGTTTCCTTCATTCTATTCGCTAAGTCTAAAATCCATTCATCACTTTGGAACGATTCAATAATATAATCAAAGTTAGTAGGTTCTTCAAAAATTTTATTTGTATTATCAAAACGTCCAGCTTCTATTGTGTTCATCCAAATAGTGATATCTGCATTAAACTCTTTACGTGTTTCTCCAGTTGGACACACAAAATCACAAATAACAGTACGGCCACGTACTGCTTCGAAGGTAGCTATAGTATTCATACGTTCAGACTGTCGTCTACGACCAGCATCAGTAAAGTCCCAATCATTAGCCATTTCTCTAACTTTATCAGCATTATACCACGCACAGTTTAAATGCACGTGCAATCTTTTAGCTAGGTGCGTCTTCCCCGATCCCGGAAGTCCCATTATTAGTATTTTCATTTTCTTCTTTCTTTTTTAAACTTAAACTCCAAGATGAATTAGGTAATTCTTCCCAAATAAGGGTGTCACCCACATCCCATCCCATTTGATTCATTAAAGCATCAGGAAATTCAAAGAAAAGCTCACCACTTTCTTCGTCTTTTTGTACTTCAAGTGTATATTTATTGTTCATCATTTAATACTTTCTTAGGGCGATTTAGAAAATCACGGTTAGGATCTTGGCCATCAATACCACCATTCATATAAGCAGCAAAGAAAGATGCATAATTAATAATATCAATGCATGAATCTTCAAGTGATTCAAAGTTTGGTGAATAGTTTGGATCAAGCTCCATAGCTTCAAGCACTGATTGCATACGTAATACTTTTGCAGCCATTGTATCAAGAAGAGTTGCGCAACCTCGAGGATAATAATCAGCTTGACGAACTCGTGAGTTAGGATTCTGGTAATCATTACCTTTTTTAGTTTGTACTTCTGCAGCTTTTTGCAGGATTTTAAGTGATTCTTTCATATATTACTCCAAGTCTTATTCAACTATTCTACCACATTTAATGAATCTTGTAAACCAGCATTATAGTCAATAGTTTCAAGATAGATAAAATTAATTCTCATACTAATACGAGCTTTAATTGTTTTTTCATGTTTTGGTAAATATTCTCTAAACCATTTTTTCTCTGCTGCAGGTGTTGGATGATACATTACAACTACTGCTTTCATTTTCTTTGGAAAGTCTGCAGAAGTCTCCAACAAACGATCTAAACGAAAACCACCTGATGATGCATGAATAGCAATTGTATCTTTATCTCTATATTGTTCAACAATACTTTCCAATTGTTTTTTACGTTTATCTTTCCAGTTAATCCAAACTGCTCCGGAAGGAATAGCAATAGAATTTTCTATTTGTGTTTGTGCAGTAGTGATAACACCAGTAGCAGCTTTTTTAGTAAAGCCCCAGCTTAAAAGCTCTTGAATATTTTGTTCAGAATTAATTTCTAAACCTTCTTCATTACGTTTTAAAATAAACTTAATGGCATCATCTTTATTTACAGACAAAGCAGGCTTATCAGGTAAAGGATTCAAACGATTAGCAAGAGCTTCTAATTCAAGAGTAGTGTACACCTTATAAGCAGATTTTGGGATGTATTGCACAGGAATATATTTAGCTCGTTTTGACATCATTGTAGCAGTGATGCGATGGTTTCCATCTAGAATTAAATGCAATCCTTTACCATTATAATCTTCTAAAACATTTACTGGTTCAAACTCACTAGTATCACCGTTTAAATCATCAATTTTTTCTTTAATATTTTTTAAATGCTTTGAGTCAATCTCATTAAATCGCACCTGAAATTTATCATAAGCTGCGACAGAATCTTTTTCAATAGACTGAATATTAAAAGACTTGTTTAAAATTTGTTCTTGTAGCGTATCAAGTGAAGGCTTAATAAATCCTTTTAAATCTTTACCTCCACCATTAGATTTATTATAATACTCAGAGTTATTTCTGGCATCAACTTCAAGTAGCATTTTTCTCTCCAAAGCTATCATATCTTGCGTTGTCCCGTAGGCAACTATTTCACGTTTTAACTCTCCTTTAGCAAAAGCTTCATTCATTTCTTCAGAAGTTGCAGAAGTGTCATATCCATCATATTCACTACCAGTATGATAGCCAATATATTTCTTATTATTTACTGTGTTTGTCCACAGATATACAAATGCTTCATAATCCATAATATAATACTACCATATTTCTTTTTAAATGTAAACCATTTTATGCATTTTTATATGCATATTCTAAAGCTCTATCTGCTTCTATTTCAAGCGGGCGATTGGCATACCAATTTCCAGTTTCAGCATCAAGTTCACGACACAAATCTGCTATTTCTTTAGATGTAATTGGATACTTATTTTGCAAAGCTTTACTTGCAACTGCAACCATGATTTGATACATCTTATGATACCATCCTGTATTACTTATAGTTTTATATTCAGCTTCAAGTTTACGAGGAAAGAACGGGCAATCACGATATCCAGTCCAAGTGATGGATGTGTTATCAAGTTGTGCTTTACGATATTCTATAATTTGAGTTTGTAAATCTTCAGGTAAACGATCAAGGAAAGAAGAACTTGCTTTTTTCTCAACATAGTCGTGTTTACTCATCAATTCTTTTGGATTTATATAATCGCCAGAATTAGAAAAGATAAAGTTGAAAGCGCCAGCGTATTCACCAGGTATATAATACATTCGTGATAAGTCTTTAGTTTGCTTATCACCAATGGATCCAAGTTCTGTGTTGAGTGCGTACCAGAAATGTTTGATGTTATCTGATCTAATTCTTGTTTTAGTTGGGAAGACCATACGAAACTTTGGAAAGTCAGATTTGCTGCTTGCAGTAGAATAACAAATAAAAGTGTATTTACCGTAACGACTAATAAGCTCATTTTTTAAGTCACCCTTAAATTCATGGTCGTCAACATCAACAGCACACCAACCTCCCCAATCAACCACATTCTTGTTTGCCCGTGTTGTGTTAGGCTCATAAGTAGCTGGTGATATAAGTTGAGCATCTTTTTTACCTTTCTTATGTACTTTAGATAAATCATATAGAAATTTCTCAAACTCGTTAAAGCTTGAGAAATCCATTCTTCGATGTGTTTTATTATCAAAAACTGATTTAAAAACAGTTATTGAGATCTCCATGATTACCCTCATGTGTTGGTGAAGTCCAGCCTTCTGGTTTAATTAAGTCAGGCAATCCAAATGGATTTGGGCGTCCTTCTTTTACACCAGGAGATTTTACCATATTAGCTTCATAGACTTTATCCCATGCCGCATTTGCATCTACGCCAAACACATCTAATGTACCAATTGCAAAGACACAAAGATCAATAAGACCATCAACAATTTCTTCTGGATCTTTTGCTTCAATAGCATCGCATGTTTCATCTAGTTCTTCGCGAACCATATTTAAACGAAAGCGAAGATACGTATTCATAAGATCTTTATCTTCTTTATTTTTTTCAAACCATTCGCGTACACCAAATTTGTGATGCATCATCATGATATCATTTGCCCAATCAGACATATTATTTAATTCTCCGTATTTTTTAGAAAGTAATTCTTTTTGTTTCCACCATCCCATTATACCACACCTACATGCTCATGTACACCGGCATTTTGTAAGGCCCACAATAATCTATAAGTATCTTCCCAATCTTCGACTTGGAAGGCCCAGCCTCTCTTTGTTTGTCCTTTTAACTTAACAGCTTCAGCGATGTCGTGGTCATTTCCGCCTTCCATTGTTTTATCACCAATAAAAGTAATTTCATCTGTGTCTTTAAAGTCTCTTAATATTTGTACTTTACCTTTACCAATTTCTGTAATATCGATTCCAGTTTCTCCTGCAACTGTTGCTTGCATAGTCTCACCAAATTTTTTATTAAATCTTTCAGCTATTCCTTGACGTTCTAATTTATGTTCATCCCATTGTTTGTACATAGCTCGATCTTCTAAATTACATTGACGGCCAACAATACTAAAGTTTACTAATCCTGGCCTATAATCAAAGTGATATCCTGTCTTACGATAAAAACGAGAATTGTCTAATTCGTCTAATAAAAAGATGTTAACATCATTGGTAATAGTCCACGGATCCACATAAACTTCTTTATTTTGCTCAAACACATGATTACCAGAACACTGATAAACACGTAAACATAAATTATAAATGTGTTCTGGTATTTGTTCAAGAGTTTTTTCTCTATTACTTCCTGTAACAAGATAGCATGCGTTATGAGTAGCGAAATGTTCAAAGAAAGACTCAAATTTTTTATCCATTTTACCACGACTAGGTGTTAGCGTTCCATCAACATCAAAAATATAATTCATGCGAAAAAATCCTCCAAGGTTGCTTCTTCTTTTAATGTCCAACCTACGGCATCAAGAATTGGTGTAATTGGTTCAATAAAAGTTTTTTCAAATTGTGTGTCATAGTCTATGTATTTATGAAGGTTAAATTCTGGAGGAAGATATTCAGGAAAAGATATAACATTTTCACGAATAGGATTAGGCATATTTAAATATGTAAACTTAATCTTTTCTCCTGATTGAATTGAACCATAACGTTTATCAAGTGCTTTATCTTTTAATTCATGGTTATAAAGCAAAGCCCCTCTAACATGAATAGGTGTACCTTTAGAATAAATATTTTTTCGATCTTTCCATTTATCAATTTGGCTTACACCGCGAGGGAAAGAAACTTTTTCTGGAGGTAACGTTTTAAACCAATCACGAAACTCATCAATAAATCTACGTGTTTCATGTTCATCGCCAGTAACCATAATCTTAAAGATAGCTTTGAACTTATCTCTTACAACTTCAGGCGTTGATGATTTGATTGCTTCAATACCCATGATCTTTAGTTTAGGTTCAGAGTATTGCACCCCTTCATTATTATGAACATTCAAAATGTATCTTTTCTTTGCAGTCCAAATACCGCGGTCAGCTATGACTTCACGACCCATTTCCATACGAGGGGTAAAGGCATTCATTTTATGGAAGAGTTTATCATAAGCTGCCGCGATAACTTTTTCAAAGTGATCCTGACAAATTTTATCAAGAGCTTGAACTGGATTGTTTGGTTTTAACTTATCAACAAGAGGACCCATGTTAATATAAACAGAGTCGGTATCAATAGCCAATACATAATCTTTATCCGTTTTTAGTATCTTATTCATTTCTTCGTTGATGGCTTTCTCTGCCCACTTAATAGAAAGCTGGCCTGTTAGGGTAACAGATTCAGCCAAAGCATTATCGAAATACTTAAAGTATTTGTTAGCTAATGCACCATAAAGTGAGTTAAGCAAGATTTTAATTGCCATTTGATTATTTTCAAGCTGATTAATCTCAGCTTCAAGATGTTTAGCATGCGTCTTTTCATATTCAGACTTAGCGTCTAACATCTTACGTTTGATTTGTGAACGTTCAGCATAATAATCCACAATCAATTCTGGAATGATACCTTGTTTGTCTTTTACAAATGGTACACCTGATGCTGTAACAGAATATGTATCATCAATTTTATCAAGATTATTCAAATATTTTTCAGGACCAGATGGAAAACGTATATTATGATTACGTAATAGTGTTTCTGGTGAAATGTTATATTGAACAATAATGTTAGGATATAGTGAGTTTAAATCAAAAGACACTACCCAATCATGTGCGCCAACTTGCGGGTCTTTTACATAACCACCAGCAATGGATTGACGATTATCACTTTCTGGATTTCCGACAATAGCATAAGGAACTTTTTGAATTTGATTGATGGGCGACACAATCTTTTGACTCAACAATCTGCGATAAATAATTGATTCCCAAATACTTGTGGTTCCAAAAGTGTCATTCAGATTAACACCACCCTTATATGCCATAGTTAAGGCTAAGGAAATTAAACCCATTTTCTCATCGATACGATCAACAAGCTGGACATCTTTAATGTTATAGTCAATAAACTTTTGGTGGTTTTCTTTATACAATGTGTATAGATTACCAAACTCTTCGTAAGATAATTTCTTTTCACCTAACACTACGTAAGCAATATGGTCAAGTTTATAGGATTCTTGTGGACCATATGAGTATCCAAACTTTTGAAATAATTCTAAGTAGTCTGCTTGTTGAATGCCAACAATTTCATATCCAGGTAATTCACGACCACCTTTGAATACATTACGTTGATTAACAAGTTTCCAAGGAGATAAACGTTTAACAGCTTCTTCGGATCCAAGCAAACGAATACGATTTACAAGGTATGGAATATCAAAGAAGCGAGTATTCCAACCTGTAATTACATCAGGAAAATTCTTAGACCAATAACTAATAAACTTTACTAGAAGATCTTCCTCAGACTCACAATGGTGATATTGAATCAGTGCTCCGTCAAGGTCCAGTTCAGTCTCAGCAGGATCGTAGGAGTCTAAACCCCATACCTGATAGATTGTAGATTTACTAGACTTAAGAGCAATTGAGATAATAGGATATGCAGCTTCTTCTGGTGTTGGGAATCCATCATCACTTGCAACCTCAATATCAAAGTTGACAACGTTTACATGATTACGTTCAAACTGAATATCGTTTGGAAACTTTTCTGTAATAAATTGATGAATATAGTTTGTAGTACCATAAGCTTTAAAGTTATCCATTTCTTCATATGTTTGAAGAAAGTCTTTTGCTTCGCGCATATCTGCAAAGGATACAGGTTTAATATCATCACCATCGAAAGAGGTCCACTCACTAGGATCTTTTGATTTTACAAATAGTGTTGGTTGAAATTTAATTCGATCTGAAATAGGTTTGCCACTATCATTGTATCCACGATACAAAATAGAATTGCCATAACGATTTACAGAAGTATAGAATGCCAAAGTGTTACCTCCATCTTAGGATTCTATTCTAACATAAAAAAGGGGTGTTGTACACCCCTAATTTGTTATTCATTGATTTTTCTAGAAAAAAGATTGATGTTGTTGAGATCACCAGTTACAGTGATTTCTGGATTCCCACCACCAGGACCATTTGCGATAAATGATTTAAGAGTGAGTTGGTGTTTTTCAATTAGTTCAAGAAAATCACCAAGTGGACAATCCCAAGCACAATCAAAAGTATATTCAGCAGTCATATTAGTTCCTCCTTATGATAGAATCAGTCTACCACAGTTTAAACTAAATGTAAACCCCTTTTTTCACTTTTTTTCTGAAACAAATGAATACATTTCATTGGCCTTTTCCATGACCTCTTCCATCGTATACATTTTTGGGATATATCTGTTCCACGCTTCTGTGGCTAGTTCCAAGTTCTCTTTGTTAGCCTCAAACATAGTTTGAGCAATTTTCATTTGAGTATCGTATTGCTTGTCTAGCATATCTTTTGCCATTGCTAGAACGTCTGTACGGATTTGATAAGGATTAGACATAATAATCTCCTGTGTCTGTGTTGTGATCAAAGGGGCCATGACAGCCCCTTCGCTAAGATTCTTCTGTTAGCGTTTCAGCTTTGCAACTTGCATCATGCAATTCTTAGCTAGATCATATTGACCTTGACTTGCAAAATGAGTAGCTGCTCTGCTATATCCAACAACTTCAGTCCATCTTAAAAATCTGGCCCAAAGTTTTTGGAAGTATGAACGATGATCGATAGTGACTGTATCTACTAAAAAAGCCATTAGACAAATCCTTTTAGATTAGGATTAAAAGGAGAGATAAGATGTGATTGTTTCATATCTGCATCTTGTCTAGCAATAGAGTAGATATCGCCTCTGCTAATACCAATATCGTTCAATTCTGCATCAGTTAGCTTACGCAATTCATGTTCTGTTTGTCTGATTGCTTTAGCCATCTGATAGTTGTTAATCAGCTTCTGTAAGAAGCTCTTTAGTGTCTGTGTCATTTGTTAATTCCTCGTAATGACCGATTTCGATTTTACGAGGACGCAGTTCCTGTGGAATTTCGTATTTCAGTTCTACTGACAATACTCCATCTATGAGATCCGCTCCGTTTACGTGTACGTGCTCAGACAGCCTGAAGGTGCGTTTGAATTTCTTAGTGGAAATACCACGGTGAATATACTCGCGACCTTTACTCACGTGTTCACCCTTTACAGTAAGAGTACGATCTTTAACTTCAATGCTAAGTTCGTCTTTACTAAAGCCAGCCACTGCCAATTCGATCAGGTAATCTGTTTCACCTGTTCTTAAAATATTATGTGGTGGGTAATGATCTTGTGAATGTTTTGCTACGTAATCCAGTTCGTTTAATAAGTGGTCAAAGCCAACAAAAGATGAACGTGGGAATAGTGATTGTACGCCTGTCATAGTTATCTCCTTCTACAAGCAAGATTAAAAGTGGAGCCGGACCATCCGCACTCCGATAATATTTATATAGTTATAGCTATTACAATTTTAAATAGCCGGTATTCATTTTTTTCCAATATTATATTTAGGGCAAAGTTCCCACTGATCTTTATCTCTAAAAGATATAATTTTAATCTGTCTTAGAGGTGCAATTGAATCTATTTTAGAAGGATTAACAACTTCTATAAGACCCCAATCACTGATCAGTGTAGCAACAGTATTTCTACGTGCAATATCATTTTCTTCTAGATTAGATTTTTTACCATCTAACAAAAACAATTCTTTAAAATGAACAATAAAATATCTACCTTGTTTATGTAGAATATGACAAGATTGATATAACTTTTTATCTTTGCGTGAAGCTACGCCAATTCTTGTTAATGTTTCTCTTACTTTTAAAAAATCATCTGGCTCATTTAGAGTTATTTCCAGCATCATATCTGGATTCCACTCTACAATCTTATTTTCTTCTTCCACCTTTACTCACCTTTTTCTTTATTATACTTATATTTTCAGGCGACAGAAGGGTTAGAGCTTCTTTGGCTTTTTCATTACTATAGCCATAATATTCTTTAACCGCTTCAATATCACTTTCAGTTTCAGGCTTTGCCCATTTACTAAAACGTTTCCGCTTTCGTACTATATTTATAAGAAAGTGATATTGAAGCTTTTTGTCTAGATGTGAATACAGGTTCATTTCATTTGCCATAAGAACCGTGTCGTTGAAATAAGATAGACCTCTATTAATCATAAAAGAATTATATGCTTTTTCTGCAATATCATCTTCCATGATATCAGTTTTTGTTAAATTAATAGAATTTAAATAATCAAAATGATTCATGATATAGCTTGAACTAATACTTGTAGTCTCATAACATCCATTGCAATATCATGCTTTGGATTATGAGCAATAAAATTTTCACAACCATCTGGAATAAAACTATGTTTTAAATCAGACCCCCAAGATAAACCTTCAATAAGTGACCGTGTATCTCTAACTTCCCACCAATCATAAGGCATAGGGCTATTTGTTTGTCTCATAATATATTCAAGGAAGATAGGATCAAAGGTATTTCCACGTGTGTAAACTTTTTTTACATTTACAGATTTATTTACAATAAAGAAATTATAAAGCTGGTCAATTGAAACATCATCTTCGCTTGGTTTTAATTGCTGCTTTGCAAGTTCTCCTTGCTCAGACCACCATGTTAAAGTGTCTCTATTAATTTCACGATTGTATTTTTTAACTTGTTCTTCAACATTGAATTTAATCATTTTAGTATTTTGCACAAGCTCATCAAATGTATATGGAATATCACCAGTAAATCTAGACTCTGCAAAATTTAACATCGCCATTGAAAGAACAACGCCATTTGTTTGTTCTTGAGATAGCGTTTCAAAGTCAAAAATACACGCATTATTTAAACCATCATATGCAGCCATTATTGAAACTCCACGTTGGCCATGATTTCAGTCATACATGCTACAACATTTAATTCATGGTCTGCTACAAAAGCATTCTTATATTGATAATCAGCTAAGATTAAAACGATTTGAGGGATAGATTGTGGCTTAACTTTATCATACATGCGATCGTAAATACCACGAAAAATTGATGATGCATCAGTGTCAATATTATTGACAACCCATTGTCGCATTTTTTTAAAGTCTTTAGTTTTAAGATATGACATTAAATTTTGATATGATGTATCACTTAGATTTACAAGGATACCAGCATCAATCTTACCACTAATTGCATAACGTTGACATTCGTTTAAAACTCGACGCCAGTCTGGCCCATATTTCATAATGACTTCAGCTAGAGTTTTTTCTTCATATTCTACCTTTTCAGTTTGTAGAATATCTTTTAACCGAATCATCATTTGCATTGAAAGTTGAGCTAGGGTTTTACGATCAGTGTTAAACTCATAGACAGAACACCGAGAATGAAGAGGTTCAATAATGCGATTCTTAAAGTTACAAGTAAGAATAAATCGACAATTATTTGCAAACTCTTCAATAAAACCACGAAGAGCTGGTTGGAAAGATTGAGCATTTAAGTAATCAGCCTCATCTAGAATAACTACTTTATATCCTCCGCCAAGGGAAACAGAAGAAGCAAACTGTTTAATCTTCGTACGAAGAGTATCAATGTTTCCTTCTTCAGATCCATTAATTAAGATATAATCTAGATCAAGCTCATTGCATAAAGCTTTAGCTACAGTAGTTTTGCCGAGACCAGCAGTGCCTGTAAAAAGCATATTAGGCACTTCGCCGGACTCGACTATTTTTTGAAATACTGTTTTAAGTTGTGTAGGTAGGATAGTTTGTTCAATAGTTTGTGGACGATATTTTTCGACCCACAGAAAGTCATCATTCATAATATAAAGTTATCCTTACAGATTAAGATTCAGATGCAGCGTCTTGTTTATACGTTTCTACAATCTGAATAGCATGCTGGCAGTTATCACGTAACTGGCCAATTGTTGACATTTCTTCGCCTTTAAAAGCTCCACGGGCAGCGATTGTATCGATTACTGCAATTGTTGAGCGTGCAACTTGATTCATTTTTTCGTATGCTTTATCATGGTCCATTGCCATAGTTTATTCTCCATATTTTGAATTTTTTTCAAGAGCGATCCAATACTTTAAAGAACCGTCTGATTTTTTGAATTGTGAAATTAGCTTAGATGAAATTTCAACATCATAATTTCCAGCTAACATTTTTAAGTTTGAGATGTTAAAAATAAAATTGTATTTATCTGATTGAGATTCTCCATTTACGTCAATTGAAAAACTATTTGCGGTTGAGTTATCTGAACTTGTTACAGTAAGCGTAATGCATCCATTACCTGGTGTAATAGAAAGTTCAGTATGGCCAAGAGCTGCAGCGGCTCGTTTAATACGATTTAAAGTATCATTGTCTAAATGAAATTGAACATCAGATACTGGCATGTTTACAGGCTTAGTAGGAGTCGTCAACATTTCTTTATCAGAAAAGAAGTAACGAATTTTTGATCGTCCAGTTGAATCTCCAATGACGACGTGATCCTCATTAATTTTTAATCTCGGTGTATCAACAAGACTTAACACGCCAAGAAATTCATTCAAGTCATAAACGCCAATTTCCTGTGGAAATTCTTCTGGTAAATCAACAGAGGCTAGAATATTTTTAGCTTCTGAGATAGTAGAAATATTGTTACCAGGCTTAATAACAATGTTTGAATTTATTGATGCAAAGTTTTTGAGAATACCAATTGTATTTTCACTTAATTCCATTATATACTCCATTAATACATATGTAGCTATTATACCACAGATTCTTCGATTTGGGAACCATTAAATTTCATTTTGCTGAAATTTTTATCTTTGTAAAATTCTATCTTATCTTTAAATTTACCATCAAGTATTTCGCCTTTATGCGATATTACAAATACATTTGTATCATCGTCTAAAGTATAAAGAATTTTAATAAGGTTATCTACACCGTCATGATCAAGAGATGAATCGAATGTTTCATCAAGAATAAGAAGATTTGTAGATACTGAATTTTTCATTTTAGCAATTTGTCGCCAAGTGAACAGTAATGCTAAGTCAATACGTTGCTTTTCACCTTCAGAAAAAGAATCATAAGAAAAACTATCACGGTGTCGTGAACGAATAGTTTCTTGGAATGATTCGTCTAAGTTAAAGTGGACAAAAAAATCTAACACTTGTAAATATTGATTTGTTAACTTATTAATAACTGGAAGATATTGCTTAATGATTTTTGTCTTAATACCAGTGTCTTTTAGCATTTCACTAATGACATTGTTGTAAGAGTATTCCTCATTTACAGATAATTTTTCTTCTAGTAATTTATCTTTTTCAGAACTCAATTCCTGTAAGTCAGTTCTTGACTTTGCTACATCACCATCATTGCCGCGTATTTTTGATATGGCATCGGTGAGATTTCGAATCTGTCCTTGCAACCGTACGATTTCTCTATTGTTACCAGATATAGATGCGGTTTTTGTTCTGACTTCATCAGAGGAGGTGTTGAGCCGTCCAAGAGCATCTTCCACAATAGTCGACTGCTCAGCGACATCATCCAAAGCTTTCTGTATCTCTGATGCTTTGGATTTGGCGGTGGCGAGTTTCTCCGATCGAAGCTCTGAATCAATATCTTGGGAACATGTGGGGCATGTATCATTTTCCTCGTAAAACTTCGAGTCCTTGACGAGGGTCTTGATTTTTTGATTGAACTCAGCTTTGTAGTGTAATAGCGTCTGCTTCTTATCGTTGTTCTTTTTGAGACCTTCTTCGAGGCCGGTGGAAAGCTGTTCAATTTCTTCTGAAAGGATGACATTAGCATCATTGAGGGATTTAATTTCTTCCTCTGCTGTTGAGATTTCTGCTTCTTTACTTTCAATCTGATCATTACTTAAATCCTCTACTTCACGGATATATTTTCTCTGAAGCTCTATCTTTTCCTTTGTTAGCTCTAAAGAGTATCCAATCTCTTTTAACTTATCTCTTAAAGAAATATTTTTTTCTTTGACAATAATATTCATTTTTGAAAAAATATTAATGTCCAGAAGGTCCTCGATAACATCCCGTCTATGCTGTGCTGGTAGCTGCATGAAAGGAATGAAGGAGGAGGAGCCCAATACAACAATCTGATGGAAGCTTTTATGATTAAGCTTAATGATGTTTTGTTCAAGGACCTTCTGGTACTCTTTGGAATGAGATGACTGATTAATCATGTCACCATTCTTCCAAATTTCAAAAATGTTTGGTTTAATACCACGTACGACTTTAAAGATAGATTTACCTATTGTAAACTCAACTTCAACTTTACAATCTTTATTGTTAATTGTATTAACAAGTTGAGGCTTATTAATATTACGGTGAGCTCGTCCAAATAAACCAAATGATAAGGCATCTAACATAGTAGATTTACCAGCACCATTTTGACCCACAATAAGTGTGGAACGAGATTTATTAAGATCGACTGTTGTCCAATTATTTCCTGTACTTAGGAAATTTTTCCAACGTAAAGTTTTAAAGGTAATCATACGATTTCGAGAGCCTGTGCTTCTGTCAATAATTTTTTCATACTAATTTTTATACGGTCTTTATCTAAGTCAGTTTCCACCGCATCAACATAACTATCAAGAAGTGTTTCTGTATCTTCTAATGAAACTGATTCATCTTCTACATTTTCACCAACAAACTCGCTAAAGTTTTCAGCAATCTTAAGTTCATGTATTGGCCTATTCTGTATTCTATCAACAAATCGATCAAATGTAAATAGGTCAGATTTATTTACTACAACTATTTTTACAAACTTGCCATCAGCTTGAGATACGTCATAATTAGTGTAGTCATACCCATCATCGTCATAACGAATACGATGAAACAAAGTATGAGGGTTTTGTATTCTTTCCAGTTCTCTTGTAGATGTGTCAAGAACGTGAAAATATTTTGGGTCATGCGCATCACTCCAGAAAAACTCCATTTGAGAACCAAGATAATGTACGTTATCTTGTATTGAACCGACATGATAATGACCTGTTAAAACTTTTTCAAAACGAGAAAAAAGCTTATGATCCATACCATGAGTATTTCGAACACCTCGCATCATTTCAAATCCATTGAGTTCAAGATGTCCACCTAGCCAATCGGCTTTACAGTTCTTAATAAAGTTCATGGATTCATCATAATTTTCTGAAGTAATCCAAGGGAGCATTGCCAATTTAAATCCGTCATAATCCATGACTGTTGGCTTCATAATAATATGAATTTCATTCATAAAATGACCAAGAAGCTCTTTTAAAGAGTTCAAGTCATTTGTGTTCTTATAGTATGTATCATGGTTGCCTGGAATAATATCCATAGACATGCCATAATCTCTTAATTTATCTAAGAAATGTTTACGGTTATGATTGAGAGCTTTAAAATTAACAAACTTACGATGATCATAGTAATCGCCCAAGTGAACGATTTGCTTAATATCATGTTCTTTGCAGTATGGAAAAAATATTTCATCATAAAATTTAGCAGCATTATTTAGAAACACTTCGGAACTGTTACGTATTCCGCAGTGCGTATCATTCAAGATAGCTATTTTCATTCTTCAAAAAATTCCTCTAGATTAGAATCAGCTAATCTATTTTTCTTTTTAACTTTTTCTTTTTTAGTAAATTCTTTAATTTCAGTATCGTATATTTTAACTTTTTCAATACGATCTTTAAGTACATCAACAAAATGAGAAGCAACAATTCCGCCACCTTCTTCATCGCCTAGCATAATAAATGCTTCTACGCCTGATTGTGACATATATTTTTGTTTGATTTCTTGTTGTTTCTTTTCTTTTTGAATTCTTCTTAAGAAAGCATACCAAATAATTTGTGTAAAATAAGCAAACGCATTCGGCTTACCTGTTCTTGTTGTAGCATTAATATTATAATTTTCTACAGCTTTAAGACAGTTTTCAACAGCATCCATTACCATTTCTTCTCTATAAGTGTAACGAATAAAGTTTGATTTATGAGAAAGATTTTCAGCAATTTTTAGAAAACACATTGCAATGTAATCAGGAACAATTGGTAATTCTGTGCCTTGTTCTTTAGCAAGGTTTACTGATTTTACATATTCCACAATAGCGAGAGAAAATTCACTATTATTCACATAATGTACATTCTTAGATTTTTTTGCCATAATCACTCCAATCAATTAATTATATTCTATCATAAAAATTAGCAAATGTAAACAACTTTTTTTTTCATAATATTGCATTTTAGGGGTTTACACTCGCGCCAGATATGGTATAATAATAGAGTACCTTTTGTGGTGGGTGGAGATACTAGTGTAACTTGTCTTTATTATATTCTGCTAACGAAATTACTTTACCATTAGAATCGCCATCGTCAATCATATCATATTCAGTCGCGGTTTGCATTTCATCTAATTTTTTCATCCAATCGTCTAAAGAATAATGTTCTTTTTCATTAGCTGATTCTTTTATATCTCTTAAAGCTAATTTAAATTGTGTTTTTAATTCAATAGATGGTATACACATCGCTACAATATGCATAGTGTTTATTGATATAACATCTTGAACTTCATCTTTCATTATCATCCAAGGTCTAAAAGTATGATATTGGATATTTCGATTTATCTCTACTTTATGCAAACGTAAACAATCATTAACTAAAATCTCACCGGTTTCTTTACTATCTTCTGTATTCAAAAGCTTACAAATAATTTCTTCACCATTAGTTAATTTAATTTGTCTTAGCATTACATTTTTACTTTGTACACGTTGCATTTAAATTTCTCATTTTTATATATCCTTAATCTTTCCTCGGCATGAACTAAGGCATAGTTTTTTCTTGATTTCCAGTGCAAGTCGTCTGCAATATCAAAGAGCTGCGTAGTCCTACCATCTTCTGATTTTCTAAGTCCCCGGCCAATTGACTGCAAGACTTTAATTTGAGACTTGGATGGACTAGCAAAGATAATGTTATGAAGATTGCGAATATTAATCCCAGTACTAAAAGTCCCAAGACTAGCGACGATAATCGCATCTTTTTGGCCTTCTGTTATTTTTCTAATAGCTTCTCTATCTGAGGCTTCGGTATTACCTGAAACGAAGAATACCTTTCTATTTATATCAGCTTTAGATTCAATTAAATCAAATAAAACTTTACCATGCTTTTCAACAAATTGAAATAATACAAGCGTATTACCAGTTTGATCTAGTGCCAAGTTACGTATAAAATTATTTCTTTTTTCATTCTTTACAATAAAATCAATTTCATCATGATATGTTTTACTGCCGAAAACTTTTTTCGTTTCTTCATCATAATCAAGTACAACCATTAAAATATTTAGAGGTGCTAACGTGTCATTATCCTGCAATGTCTTGGTTGTAGTAACTTTAAACACCTTACCAAAAAGTCCCTCGAGTACTAGCTGGTGGGTCTGAGTTCCATCAAGAGTGCCGGTAGTTCCAAAACGGTATGATGCTTTACGCGCTTTATTCATAATTGAAGTTAATGATTTAGATTTAAACCCATGACATTCATCGCCAAACACTACACCAAATTGTTCAAACCATGTTACTGGCAATTTGTAAATAGATTGCCAAGTACTAATAAAAACCCGTTCTTGTATATTTGTTTTTGGCTGGCCAGAATAAATCACATGGCATTCTTCATTTGATATAAATGACTGGTCATGAGAAGAATAGTCTTCAAAATCAGAATACATTTGTCTTACTAATGATGTGGTTGGTACAATAACAAGAGCTTTTTGATCATGGTGTTCTAGAAACCATCTCATTATTACATAAATGATAAGTGATTTTCCTGATCCTGTAGGCGAAAGTAATACCGCTCTTTTACGTTTAATTCCTTCACATATAGCATCAAACTGATAATCACGAATTTTTATAGATTCACCTCTACTACGCAAGTCTAAGCTTTCGATGAAAGACATTATTTCTTTTGGATTTACTTCATTTACTTGGTGCGGATAGCCATACTCACTATCTTCATAATCTATTTCATAATTTCTTTTTTCACAAAATTCATTTACATATGGAAGTAAACCTAATGGCATTTCTTGAGATGCTTGATTAAATAATCTTATTTTACCATCCCATACTTTATTTCGATAGCTAGGCATGAATTTGTAGCCAGGCACAAAGAACGAGAAAAATTCTGAAAGTTCTGCACCTATACCATAATCACAACCTACCAACATAGTTGCTTCATTTTTCTTTTGAAGTATTAATTTATCCACCGGCTTCAAACTGCTTCCATTTTATTATGTTTCCAATTGTTTGATGTCTCCAGCGCAGCGTTTCTACTATTTCTTGCAAAGTTTCTACTAAGGTTTTGTAATAGGTTATTTTTTCTTCGCTCTGCTGAATATCTTTATCTGAATCATAATAATAATCCATATCACCTTTCATAACTTTTAATCCGTCAAATGGATCATAATCCCATCCTCTAGACTCTATTTCTTCTTGTGACATCTTTCCATTATAGTACAACCACTTTTCTTTTAAAAGTGTTTTTTGATTCATCTGCGCTTTTTTTAAATGAAGTTTTGCTAGAGAAAGCCATTGCAAATATTTAGCATGTAATTTTGCAGTATCTACTGATGACTTATCTAATTGTGACTGATTAATAACACTATCATTTTGCCACTCACTCAATACATTTTCTATATTTAACAATCAATGCTCCATCATATATCAACATGAACATTTGAAAATGTAGGACGCTCAATATCCTTTAACATGTTTTCAAGCTTATCAATATTTTTCTGATCCATGTAATATTTATTTAAATTAAAATGGCCGGTTTCATGCAACTTTTGAAAATCCCAAATGTTATAGAATAACCATTTCAAAGCTAAGTTTAATATTGTAACATCTGAACTTCTATAGAAATCTTCATAGGATAAATGTACAAACCTAGGTTTATAGCGATGTAAAATTTTCCATGTTTCAGCATTTAAATATCTAGCATATTTTTCTTGATCAACTAAATAATCTAAATCCATTCTTTTAGGCTTAAATTTTTCTGGATCAAATGTTTTTACATCTTCAAATTCTTTCAACTTCGCTTGTTGTGTGTACCAAAGAGAAGTAAGACGTTCAATAGATTTTCTTCTTGTAAGCAATAATATACTTGAATGAAACTCGTTCGTTTGTTTAGTAATAGAATCTACTAACTCTAACGGAATGTCTTCTAATAATGTTCGGTGACTAGCTCTATAAGATAAAATAACTTTTACAGCATAATCTAATTTTTCACGATTATTATCTTTTAAAAATTGATTTGTTACGTCCCAAAACAAACCGTCTTTACCAAAAAGATTATATCTTTCAGCTTCTTCGTTTACAATATATCCTAAAGATTTAACAGCTTCAATAAGACGATCATAGTCAACATAAATTTTATGGCCGTTGTAAAACCATTTAATTAATGATTTACTGCCAGTTCGTTTATTTGCAAATAAAATTAAAGCTCTATGTTTTCTTACACTTTTTTCAATACTATCATTATCATTTAACATACTATAAAATCTCGAAATAACTCGTTCTAAATGTTATGGGAAAGGTGATTGGTGAATCATCAGCTAAAGATGATTGTAATGTGAGAGCTCCTATAGAAGTAGGAACGCAATCTACATATTTTATTTTTTTGACAGTGTTATTATGGCTAGAAAGAATACTAACAACTATATCAGTTTCTGGTATATAGCCGTCTCCTAATCTATCAATCTGCGATTCATAGTTATGTTGAACTGTTGTATTGAGCCAGTTATACATTTCTATATAACAGGCCATATCTTCGTCTAGCAATATGTCCATTGATAATTCATCAACAGTATACGTGTCACCGGGCACTGAGAGGTTTTGTAATCTTGGTATAGCTATAGTAGGAGCTTGTACAGAGACTCCTGGATGCGAAACAGTACTAGCAAAAAACTGTAAATTACGAAACCTTTTATTATCAATTTTTATAGAAAAATTAGTAGGTTTCAAATAATTAAAGTTATCTGTAAAACTAGTTTGTTGTGAAATGTTTGTAGCCATCGATAAACCTATTTTAATATAGTTTATTTATACAAAAAAAGGGGGCCGTTAAGCCCCCTAGTAATTTCCGTAACTCTTGGTTTATGCACCCAAAATGTTGTCTACGCGGAAGATTCTGTAGTACTGGTTTGATTTCGCTGCTGCAAGACCATCTGCTGGTGTGTTGCCTACGAATGGGTTTGACGCCATACCGTAACGAGTTTTGAAACCAATTTTTGGCTGGAAGTTATCTTCACCAACCGCACGCACCATTGTTAGTGGAACGTATGGGCAGTAGAATACGCCAGCGTCATAAGGGTTAGTACCTTTATAACCAACTGTGATGTAATCAACAGTTGCGTATGGGTCGATGT